TTATTAAATAGTGTAAACTATATTTTTTTATTTTTTTACCGTTTACTTGGATTTTGACGTTACGCCCAAATATAGGTACTTATAATAATAATAACTAATTATGGCTAAAAAGAAAGGTAAAATAGGTAAATTATTTAAAAAAATGAAGGGTACCTCAAATCTTGAAGTATCTTTTGCTGATTTACTTGATGAATTGGGGATTAAATATGAGCAACACTTTGTGTTTAAAAAAAGAGAATATGATTTTCTATTGAATGATCATAATATACTGGTTGAAACTCATGGTTGTTTTTTTCATTGTTGTAAGGAACATAGTCCAGAACCAAAATATGCATTCCAAAGAAGAAATTTAAAGAATGACCAATACAAAGTAAAATTAGTTAAATTTGATAAAACTTATACTTTATTGGTAATTTGGGAACATGAGATAGAAAAGAAAAAACTATTAACTGAAAAAATAAATACCTTCATTGAAAAATATACAATAATCAATGGATAAAAAAAGACCCGCTTGCTAATCTTACGGGAAGCAAAACGGGTACTGTTATATAAAATTTTAAAAAAGTATTAGTAAACTAAGATACATCTATCAGGTCTTAGAGTCACTGTGATTTCAGCAATATCTTCAGAGCTATAGTCTAATGAACCAAAGTCAGCGTTTGTAATAAACGTTCCTTGTAGAATCCATTTCTCAACAACAACACCCGTTGGATCTAACATTTCCAATTCGATATCTTTTTTATAACCAGCAGCGTAACCCATACGTCCAGTAACAGATTCTGCATGTAAACGTACCCATTCCATTAAAGCTTGTGCAGCTGAAGGGCCTATAGGATCTTTAAACGTTACATCGATTGATTCCCAGTTAAATCTACCAGCAACATAAGTTGAAGTATTTAAGAATGGTATCTCAACTTCACCAATAGTAATCTTTGGTCTTGAAGATGAAATTACAAACCACTCGTTAATACCTAGTGAACTTGGAAATCTTAAAATAAACCTGTTCTGCTTTTTTGGTTCGTAAGGAACAGGCATTTTCATTAGTAAATTAGCCATAATTTTGTATTTTTTTAATTTGTGTTATTTCTTTATATAAATATCTAGCAATATTGCTTTGTTCCGATACTTTTTTATTTATTTTTGCTTTTATTATAAATAGTTCAATATTTTTTTTAAAAACACTTGACTTTATGATTTATTTTTTCTACTATTGTATAGGCCCTCTTGTTATGGTTCTATTTACTAGGGTTTTTATAATAACAATATTAATAATAAATATTATAAGAGACATATAAATAGGGCCTAAATATTATAAGAATTATATATAGGGCCTATATTATATAGAAATTTTTCAATCAATCTTTTAAATTTTATTTTATAAAAAAACCCAGTTTTTTAAGCTGGGTTCTTTATTTTGTCTTATCTTTAAAATTAAATATTCAATTATAAGTTATCGAAAGATACACTTGTTGGTGTTACTACGAATTCTAATTCAATAAATTCTAATGTAGGTGTAGGTTTGATGAAGATTTTACCTCTTAAAGTATTTCTATCAGTATCTTCAACATCATTTACTAATGAAACTCTAAAGTCAGTTAAACCTCTTTCTTTTCTGATATTATCCAAGATTGGATTTACCAATGATAAGAATTGACTTCTAACTTGTGCATCATTCGGATCAAATAATAATCTATTAGCTACAGCTACAATTAATTTTCTTGCTTGTAACAATAATCTTCTAATATTCAATCTGTTCATTGCACTATCCTTAACTTGTAAGTTTCTATTACCCCAAATTACAGTTCCAACGTCAGAGAATGTAGCGATAGGGTTAATTCTACCTGGATATAATAAATCTCTAGACTCTTGATCTAATTGGATACGAGCTCTAATACAACTTACTAAACCTCTATTGTAACCAGCTGTTGCAAACCAAGGGTGAGCTACGTTATCAGTGAATGCTAAATTCTTAACAACTTCAGCTGTTGGTGGAATAAATACGTTAGCATTATTCTCAACATCAGAAATTTGAATCCAAGGATAATAAATTGCTGTATAGTTTGAATCAATTTCAGTTGCTGTCAATTCATCAATAATATCATTTGGATAGAACCAATCTTCGCTATTAGAAGGATTAGAGTTACCAATTAATTTCATATCAGGTAATGTAGGCAAGTAAATTGAGTCCATTCTCTTTTCTTCAACAATTTCAATAGTATCTCTAACTAAATCAGTATTATTGATTATGTCAATACCTGGAGTTGCTAAAATATTAATTGTAGTTTGTTCAGGGTTTTCAAATGTTTTGATACCGTAAATTGTAGCGTAATAATCTGAAGTACCAAATGTATCGTTATATTCAACACTAGTGAAAGTATCAAAACCACTTTGAACGAAACCAGTTCTACCAATTTTATATTCATCAGTATTTGTTCTTTGATCTCTATAAACATCCCAACCATCAAAACCACCAGCAAATAAAGCTGTGAACTTTCTAGTTTTCATATCATAATATCGGTGAGTTGGTGTTGAAGCGATTAAAACAGGGTCTGTAAATGAATCGAAACCAGTTGCAAACACAACATTACCGTTAGCGTCAACAATTGACCCAGCATTAATATCCATATGGAAACCTTTTGTTTTTGTATCCCAATCTAAACCATCGTTATACACATTATCACCAGGAGATGCAGCTCTTTTACCTTTGAAGAATAATAAATCTTTATCAAAACCATATTCAGTATCAGTAAAACCTAAGAATACTTTTCTTATTTTATCACCAGTTGAATAAATTGGTAATGCGAATGGTGGGTTAACAATTAATTCACCAGGTGCGTAATATTTTGTTTTGTATGGTAATTCAGGAACACCAATATAACTAGCGTCCGTTGAACCTGTACCAGCAGCTCTAAAATCATAACCTTCAAAACCAGAAGCTACACCATCCATTGGTGCATTTTCAGCCATTTCAGCTACAATATAAGAACTCTTTAAAGGGTATTTGTTATCAATTGTACCGATTTTTCTACCAATGTAGTTATCAGCTGACTCATCCATAGAAACACCTAAGAATCTTTCTAAGTAAACTGGTGCTTTATCAGAATCACCAAATGCTCTTAAATAAACATCAAATGTTTTCTTATCCAAATCAACGTTACCGATTGAAACTTTAATTTCTGTGTTAGCGTTACTACCATCAGAGATGGAAATGAATCTAAATAATCTTTGTGGTAAACCACCTCTTAATTCAGAAACAAAGAAAGGTGTTGCTGGTGATTGGAATTGGAATTTGTAATGATCCCAATTATTTACAGGTAATAATTCGTAATGTAAACCTTTAATTTCACCGAAAGTCCAACCTTTTTTCAGTATAGAATCGTACACATCTTCAACAAATAAGTAAGTGTCTTTATCAGAAGCTGTAGAACCTAATACATTTTTAATGTAGTTCTTTTTAGTTTTATCTAATGAAACAGAATAAACGAAATCAGTAGCGCCAGTTGTTGAACCAGTAATATCGAATGTAGCAAAAGGATTTGATTCCGCTGCTGTAAATTGATCGTAACCAACTGTTGTTGAATCAACGTGGAAACCTAAATTATTTACAATATAAGAACCTCTACTTTTTAATGTAGCAACTAATTTTTTGTGGTATTTACTGTTTGGTGTTGCTGTAAACTCATAAGTTCTTAAAGTAGTAGTACCTGTTACAGTATTAAGCCCAGCTGAACCAATGTTGTAGTTATATAAAGCAAAGCCATAACCAGTGTAAGTGTCAGTTGTTTCATCATAACTAAACTCGTTAATTAAGATGTTATCAGTTCTATCACTAGTTGGAATACCAATTGGTAATTCATAACTATCAACAAACGTAGGGTTTACAGGGCCTGCACCAGTTAATGATGCGGCATTTCTGTCAACAGTTAAATCAGCAACCTCAGTTGAATCTAAAATACCCCAGTAGAATGCGTTATTTTTATACCAATCCTTAGAAGTGTAATTAAGCGTTGTAAAGAATCTGTAGTAAGCTGTATCAAACTTAGATGAATCTACACCACTTAAAGTAGCTATATGATCAATTAAATCAGTAGATGACCCAGCAAGTTGAAATATAGCCGAAGTAGCTGGAGTAACGTCAACTTCAAAATTAAACGTAGTGTCAGTTGATGTATACTCTAACGTAGTCTTGTCAACTGAACCGATTGTTCTGATAGCATAAGACATACCACCTTCATAACCAGAAAGTCCTAATACACGTGTTACGTATAATTGGTTAGATTGACCCAAATAAGATTTTGCTATGTATGGTAATTCATACTTAACAATTTGAGTATTTTTAAATTTCTCTGGGCTTGTACCCCCGAAAGATAATTTAAATTCATCATAATTTCTGATGAACATTGGTTGGAATGCAGGCCCTTTTTTAGTTTCACCAACTAAACCTAAGGTTGTAACACCGATTGTTTCAGTTGTGAATGTTAAATCTTTTTCCGATGTATAAACACCTGGTGATGCATAAACTTTGTTTGCCATATTTATTTAATTTTTAATTTTTTTTTATTTACCTTGTTACTAACAATAAATATCTGTGTTTTTTTCAAAAAACAACAAATACACTTTACTTTCTAAAATAATTTATTTATCACCTCTTTAATTTAATAGTTATTGGGTGATTAGCGGAACCAACCGCTTTAGATTGCCCTGTTATTTCATAAGTACCAGTCTCAAAACCAGTAACGCCTAACCCAGCTAATCTTGATATTTTCGCCCCAGAATCAATAGTTAAAGCCTTACCCATATCATCATAAGCGATACCACTTAATGACATTCCCTTTAAAATAGGCCCGCCACTTATAAATGAAAGAACCACTAATTCTAATGTTGGTGATATATAACCAATAATTGTTGAAGTTTTAGTCTTAGCAACAGCCCCACCACCCTCAACCATCGTAAATGTTCTGTTTATACCTGGAGTTACCTCAAAGTCTTCAGGGTCTAATATAAAACCTTGTAGCATGAAAGAATAAACTTGGACATAGAATCTTTTATTATCTAAATCCGTTATTTTACTCTCATCTGACGTATCTTCTAGGATTATCGGTATATAATGACCATTTACTATCGTATAAGCTTGTCTGCTTTGAAAATTCTTTAATATGGTTGTGTTAAATTTATTGAGATCCTGTTGTCTGTAAGCAAATATTCTAACATCGTATGAAATATCAATTGGAACTGGTTGTGGTATTGTATAAACATCCACACCCTTTCTATTACCATCCCAAGTAGGTACTTCAGCATATGTATAATTCTTACCTTGTGGTACGTTATAGATTAAAGCTGGATTTGATCCTGGCTTAGTGTCTGGCTGTCTAACTATATTTACAAACGGTATTTTAACGTTCTTATATTCGTCTGAAAATTTCCATGTTTTTGAAAATTCTGTCCATTTTTGGATGCCCATCATAAATACAGGTACTCTTTCACCATTTAAGGTTAAAGCCATAGTATCAGTCACAAACTCTTTAAAACCAGCGTCTAAATCGATATGCATAACACCTTTAGGTAGATAAGCGTCTTTATCGATTATCATATCCTTCATGTTTTCAGCGGCAGCACTTTCCATTCTGAAGTTTTCGGTGTATTCAGTATTTTGCCTATCTCTGGTTAGATTAATTTTTTTCTTATATTTTCCTGGTAAAGCCATTTTTTATAAACCGTTAAATTGATTTGGGTCAACTGGCACACATTTTACGGTAGTAAAGTAACTTCTAAACCCGTACATAGTACTTTCATTATCCACGTTTATTTCACCATCATCAAATACTTCAAAATATTTCATATCATTCTCACTTGCTGAATAACCAACAATATCCCCATATGATATCTCAACACTCTTATCAGCTAATTCTTTATTTAATACAGTAAAAACTAAATTACCATGTTCTTGATATCTTAAAGACCCATTAGCCCCGTATGTTTTATTCTCAGCATCCTCTAATTTAGGTAATACATTCAACTCAACAGGTGATAAAAATCTAGTTTCACGTGATTCACTCTCCCCATAAACATCGTCATTATTACTATTAACTCTATCTATTCTATATAAAACAACCCTAAAATTAGCATCCTCATTAATTACCTCCATAGCCATATCTAGATCAAATTGATAATCAACATCATCATAATATCTAGAAAGCCTGGTAATTGGTATACGATTTTTACGTTCCATTTTAGTTTTTTTATATAAATAGTCTAATAAGAACCTATATTGACTTTTAAATAAATATTTCGTATTATTGTAAGAAAAAAATGAGAGATCAAATAATAGAATATTGTGAATCAGAAACCAACATTAAAGATTTGTTTATAAACAAAAAATTTGATGATTGTTTATTGGGTATTTGCCATAGATTAGATGAATCGTTTACGACTGCATATGATTTGAATAAAATCATAAGTAAGATTATGAAGAAAGGTAATCTTACTTATGATGAGGCTATTAAAGATTTCAATATTAATATTTTAGATAAAAATCCGACAATATCTTTTATTTTAGCAACGGATGAAAATCAGGATATACTTTCTGATTATAATAATAAAATGTTATTTTTAGATGGTTTTGATGACAATTGTGTAATTGGTGTTAGAATTAAATCTGGATGTAACATTGTGGCTGCGTATGATGATAGTATGTGTATACAGTCATTAATTGAGGTTGATGATATGGATGAAATGGACGCTGTTGAGTTTTTTGAATATAACACTCGTGGTTCATTTGTTGGTAACGATACTCCAGCAATTATAACTTTATTTTAGTATGAATATACCAATTGAAAAAAAAGCTTTAGATGTATTAAAAGAATATAAAGGTAATAATGATTATATCTTAGGTATACAAAAAGATTACTTTAAAGCTAAATCATTTATCCCAACAAAAAAACAATCAGAATACATTGTAAGGTTTGGTAATATTGATTCGGTTGTTGTTAACAAGTATGTTGAAATACAAAGATCTTGTAGAGAATTTGTGCAAGCTCAACTGTGTTTATTATCTCAACCAGAAAAGATTTTTATAAATAAATTATTATCAAGAAGAGGTGATTTGCTACATATTTGGGGTTGCTTTGGTGATGATTGTAAAAACTACCAAGGAATTTTTATTGCAAAGGAATGTATTAAAAAGAATAAAGAAATACCTAAAATTGATTTTAGTAAGTACGAGCGTGAACCAATGCCGCACCAGGTTATTGCTGTTAATAAACTATTAACCAATGATAAGTACATATTAGCTGATGATATGGGTTTAGGAAAAACCACATCATCTATTATTGCTGCTATGGAAGGTAAGTTTAAAAAGATTTTAGTTGTCTGCCCCGCTTCATTAAAACTTAACTGGAAAAAAGAGATTATGAATTATGATAGAGCTGAAAACATATCTGTTGTAGATTCTGTTGATTTTAGAGCTAATAAATGGACTATTGTAAATTACGATATTCTTAAAAACTTTCACCATTTACCCCAAAGAGGTGTTAAGATGTCTGATTTACCTGTATCACCGATCGATTTTCATAAGTTTGATTTAGTCATTGCTGATGAAGCTCATTATCTAAAAAATTCAACATCAAATAGAACAAAGATATTTAATGACTTTGCTTCTAGAATTGAAAATCGTTGGCTTTTAACTGGAACCCCAATTACTAATAAACCTATAGATTTTTATAATTTATTATTTTTGTGTGATTCACCAATTGCCGCAAATTGGGTGCATTATGTTAGACGTTACTGCGCTGGAAGACAATTTAATAGAAAAGGTACCAAACAAAAATATTGGATGACATCAGGAGCCTCTAATTTAGAAGAACTTAGAGATTATGCTACCGATGTTATGTTAAGGAGAACTAAGAAAGACTCAATAGACTTACCACAAAAAACTATTAAACCAGTTTACCTGCCAATGGAGTATTCAGTTGGTTACAACACTTATTTAAAAGAATACCAAGATTGGGTTGATAGTACAGAGGGTCAAGAAGAGAAACCAAAAATTAGTGATCACTTAACTAAATTAATAAAGATTAGACAATTATTGTCAAATGATAAAATTGAACATACTATTAAATTAGCTGAGGATTTAATCGAGAATGAAAAGAAGGTTATTATATTTAGTTGTTTCACTCAAACTATAAATGCTATACACGAACATTTTGGTAAAAGCTCTGTTATTATAGATGGTTCAATATCATCAAAGAATCGTGACATTGCTGTTCAAAAATTCCAAAATGACGATAAGATTAAGGTATTTTGCGGAAACATAGTCGCAGCTGGTGTTGGTTTAACGCTAACTGAGGGTAGTATTGTTATCTTTAATGATTTAGATTGGGTTCCAGCTAATCACGCACAAGCTGAAGATAGGGCTCATAGAATTGGTCAAGATAAACCAGTTCATATTATATACCCTTTATTTGATGAAACATTGGATGTTTTAATGTTCCAATCATTACAAAGAAAAATGAAAATAATAACTCAAGTTATGGGTGATTCAATAGAAGTTGACGAGACATCCGTTGGACGTGAAGTCATTGGTAATTTAATGAAACATTAAGAAAGAATATTGAACGTCAGATCTCTGAGCCCCAATATCCCCCTCGCCTTTAGGTGCAACCATTATGTTATATTCTAATGGTTCGCCTTTTGGTTTTGCTAAAAATTCATCGTATGTTAGAATGGTATTAACATCAACACCGTATTCATCAGATAATCTTTGTTTAAGAATCTGGGCACCATTTTCATCCTTATAAATTAATTTACCTTTATCATCTACTTGATAACTAGGGTTTTTACCAGATGATTTTAAGAATAAATCGTCAAACATACTTTTTGGTACGGTGACAGCTTGTTTCTTACCTTTAATATCTTTAATTTTACCAAGTTCTCTTTTATTAGCGTCAGTTGAAAAGTTTACAATCATATCATCATCATCAACATTAATGATGTCACCCATTTTAGTGTAAGCATATGATTTTATATTATAACCTTCAGCTTTTAAATTTTTAGTAATATTAAGAGCGATTTGATGATATTTCTTAGCAAAAAAATCACCAGCATCATTCCATCTAAATTGTATTTCTTTAGTTGGGTTTTTTAATGCGATTATTTCAAGCTCATGCTTTAATAACTTTTCAAATCTTTCTGGGTAATTTAATAACAAGTTTAATATTCTAGTTTGCTTTACAAACACATCTGGGAACATAACATAACTACCTTTTCTAGCATAGCATATCATAGCACAAGTACCAGCACCAGGACAAGTATTAACAATATAAAACTTTTGATTTTCAATATCATAGACTAGACCACGTAAAGCTGGAATACCAATATTTACAGAAAATGAGTTATCTGTTTTAGATTTCTCCATTTTCATATTAATACTCAACAAATCATTTGGCATTGCTGTTATCTTTTTAATAAAACCATCAACATCAATACCACCCTCTTCATCAAATGGGATAGCTTTTGCATGAATATATGGTTTGTCTAAAGCTAATTTTTCACGATCAGATGGTTTTTCTTCGCTATTCTTAACAATACCGTTTAAATATTCTTTTAAACCGTTTGGGTCAATACATTTTTTAGATACGTCACTAAATTCTTTCCAATCAATTTCACTTAAAGTAAACGGATTATCTAAAATACCAGCATTTATTCTAATTTTATCTAAAGTTTCGTTTAAAGTTATTTTTTTATTCATTGATGGAACTATTTATCTATAAATATCTATCTTATGAGAATAAATCCAGAAGAAAAGCAAAAAATATACAAACAAGCCAAACACAGGCTTGGTGCGCCAATTAGAAAAATTCAGTTAGAAGATGAACAATTGGATAGTTTATTAGAAATCGCTACTGAAGACTATGTCGAGTACATTCAAAATTATATTACTGAGCATCAATGGCCCTCTTTAATTAGTTTGGATATTACTGAAGCTGATTTAACTAGAGCTTTTATTACTAGAGGACAAGATTTTGTAACCCAATACACCTATTCTTATTCCAAAATTGTTGGTTTGGGTGCTGGTGAAGGTGGATTTGTCCTTAAAAAAGATTATGTTGAGCTTGTAAGAAATGTTCAGATATATGAAATACCAGCTAACCGTGAAATTAATGAGGTATTATGGTTTACCCCATCTACGATAGACCAATCAATCATCGACCCTTTTATTGGTGTTTGGAGTAATAACTTTGGTGGTGAATATATTGGTTTAGGTAGTTATTATATTATGCCAGCTTTTGATATTTTAATGAGAGCCGCTGATAGAAATTTAAAAAATAGATTAATTAAATCTGAGTTGATTTATAAGGTAACAAACGCACCAGATGGTAAGAAGTTCTTACATTTAATGAATACACCAGGTAGTAATTTTGATTTTAGAGGTTCATTATTTGCCCAAGGTAAAGTTTGGTATTGGTATTATGATATTAACGGTAATAAAGATGAATGTTTACAAAAAAATAAAGATATCATTAAATCACCAGCTGACGTTCCTTTTGATAATATGTCATTTGATGATTTGAATGAGCCTTCCAAAGTTTGGGTTAGACGTTATTTTACCGCTTTAGCTAAAGAAACTTTAGGTAGAGTTAGAGGTACTTTTGGTGGTAAAATACCCGTACCAGATGCTAACATGGAAGTTGAATACCAATCACTTTTATCTGAAGGTAAAGACGAAATGATTACATTAAAAAAAGAATTGGAAGATAGATTAAGTAGATTAAGCCCACTTGAAATGCTTAAACGTGTGTCAGAAGAAGCTACTTATGTTAATACATCATTAAAATTCAGAGCATTTCAAAAACCAATTAAAATTATTTAAGATATGGCAAATTATAGAACAAGAATTGATTTAAGCAGACAGGCTGAGTTAAAAACATTAACTAATGCTGAATTGTCAGATAATATTGAAGAAGGTAAAACCATACTTTATAAAAGAGAAGATGGTTCATTAGGTATTGCGACTAATGATGGTGGAAATATTTATACTGGTTATACTGGTGGTGATGTTGTACGTGGTTTAGAAATACCAGATTTTCCAGCATCATTCCCTGGATCAAATAAAGCTCATGTGTTAGCTATGGTGCGATTTGGTACTGTACCCGTTGTAAAATGGGTTTTAGTTGATACCGATGGCGATTTTAATGAAGTGTAAAAAAATATGATAGTTACAGGTTCAACAGTAGATTTAAGTAAACAAACCGAATTAACAATAATAACAGATTCTCAAATAGATGATATTATTGAAGGGAGTGCTATTTTATATAAAAGAGAAGATAAATACACAGATCAGTTTGGTAACAATATCCCAGTTCTTGGTTTTGTTCGTAAAGATGGTACCATAACCGATATGCCATATCCAGGTACAGAAATTAAACGGACTACTGTTCCACCTTTACCAACTACGTTCCCAGGCACCAATAAAGCTTACGCCTTAGGTTTGGTTGAAGTTTTTGGTAATTATAAATTAAGGTGGGTTTTAGTTGATACCAATGGTAATTTTAACCAAAATCCACCATCAGAGTATGACTTAACTGTAAGCCCAGCTTATTGTTATAATTACGATGCAAGTATTAGTTATGATTTAATTCTTAATGGTTACATAGTTGTTCAAGTTTACGGATGGGATGTTAACACACCTAAAAAATATAGCATAGATGGTGGCAGCAATTTTAGTGATATTGTTACAGAACAATATGATGGTGGAAATTTATCATATTTTACTATACCAAATTTAGGCACAGAAAACCCAACTGGTCAAACAATTGATTTAGTTATTGCTGATCCTGATGATAATATTTTATATGAAGATACGGTAGTCGTTGAGTCACCAGTATTTGAAGTTTTAAGTTCATATGAGGGGTTAGATGATAATAATGTGTTTAGTGTTAATTTAATTAAAGAACAAGACAATTCACTTTCAACAGATGGTAGTATGACGGCTGTTGTTTCAGATGTTCAGGTTGGTTGTGAATATTATTTTGAAGTTTATGATTATGACACATCTTTACTTATACTTGATAGACCTTATTTACCTTCAAAACAGTTTAATTTTGGAATAACACAAGCAAATGCTAGAATATATGTTGCTGTTACAAAAAAAACGCCAGGTAGGATTCGTATAGAAGGTATTGATAGTAATGGTGATACAATTAAAGATATCGAGCACTATTCATTATTGTATTCAAAAGGAAACCCAGATCCAGATACTTTTGTTAATATAACACCTGGAACTAATTATACCGATGTTACTTATGCAGCAAATGAAGCTGAAGGTGAAAAAAAATTATATATGAAATTATATGGCTATGATTGTATATATAAAAAAGTAACAAATTTCATACAAACTACTAATTCAACTACAACAACTGACATGCTTATGTTGGAATATACTGGTGAAACTATAGATAGAAATTCTTTTGATGTTCCAAGAGTTGGTGGGGTTCTTTTAAATCCGCTACCTGTTAATACTAATACATATTTTAATCCAACAAAAATTTTAACAGGTATGCTTGTTGGTGGTACTGATTTAACGTTTAGTTATAATTTTTTAAACACGGTAGTACCAGGGGGTGATATGACTGAAATATTATTTTATGATGCGATTAGCGGTCAACCTGTGACGGTTAGTACCACTATAACAACAACAATTGCAACAACTGGGGGCGTTTCAATAATTGTTAAAAGTTATGATACTTACATTTCGGCTAACCCAGCTCAAATACTTATGTTTAGGTTTAAATACTTTGCAAGTGCAATTGGTAAAACTTATTATTCAGATTTATTATACATACAAAACTAATGATTAAAACTCAACTCGAATATGGCGCATACTATGACTTTATCGTAACAAAAGACGATAGGACATCAACTAGAGATTATAACGCTTTAAAGTTATTTTATATTGATGTAACCGAAAATCTTTGTACTACCATTGGTATTAAACAAAGTGAGGATGTTTTATTAAAAAATATATCATTAAATGGTTATGATAATTATTTTATTCATTTTGGTAATGGCACTATAGACCCAGAAGTTGAGTATATTGTATCTAAAGATGATACTCTTTGTTTACATGAAGTTTCAGGTTACACTAAAAATTTAAATTATGATATCACGCCAAAACTAGGTTATAATCAACTTTCTGGCGGTTTTTATCAAGGATTTTTTAAACTATACGGTTATCCCGTTGAATTTATGCCAAACAGAATGAGAAAAGGGTGGACAACAAATATGATGTTACATTTTCCAACTTTAGGTTATGGTACTGGAGCTACTAGTGGAACAACATTAAACGATGTATTTAACAACCCAGGTTTTATTTACTATTTAGGTACTAGAGCCGAAAATAAATATTCGGATTTAACACCTATTGAAGTTACTATACTAAAAAACGATTATGCGTTCACATTTGTTGATATTGAGAATCAATACACAGCAACTGGTACATATCAATTAAACGGTTCACCTTATGAAGGGTATTTTTACATAAAAGATGGTATACCATACGCAGGTAGAAATGTTTTAGATTTAACATTTACTGGTGATACACAATTATCTTACTTTAACATGTATAAAGACGTTATAGATAATTCTTTTGGTGTTAGAATTACACCAGACGGTAAAATTGGTTATAGAAAAATATATGCAACAGATCCTTGTTATACTGGTGCAACTCAAGATGTTAGCGGTATAACAAATAACTCATTTGTTGATTTTACACAAGATTGCGATAATTTTACTGTTGGTAAAATAGTAACTAAATATTTTACAATTGAAGACTCGTATACTAAATGCTCTGTTATTAATTGATCAAAATCAAAACAACAGCGATAAATTTATTTATGTTACGGTAACATTTGAAAGAGATTTTAGCTATGACACTAAATGTGATTTAACATATGGTGATTATAAAAACGGAACATTAACAATTAGTTTAAATGGTTTTACCGTTTATAGAAATCATAATTTTAAAGAGGTCATACCACACGAAATTAGATACTGAGGCAAAATATCAAGAAGGTGTGCCATTTAATATATCATTTGGTGGTGGATCTCAAGGTTTATATGATGCAGTTTATTTAGACCCTAATAAAAATGTAGATAGTATTATAGATAAATTTTTTGCGGGTACATTTAATGGTGGTGTTAAGTTTATTGAAATGTATTCAATACCTTTGTATATAACAGAAATTAGAGAAATTATAGAAAATAACTTACAAACGTACAATCTTTACCAACCAAAAGGTGGTAGAAGGGTATTTATAAAAAACCAAATATAATGATTTTTACAATTAGACAAAACTCAAAATTACCATCATTACGAATGAAATTATATCGTGATGGTAGAAATGATTATAATCGTTTCGATGATTTATTAGAGAATTCAGTTATCACCTTTGCAATGAAAGATGAAAAAACTGGTATTTACAAGGTGGCAAATAAAGAAGCTAAAATTATTTTAAAAGACCCTTGTGATATTAATAGTAAAAAAGAGTATTATATTGTCTACGATTTTACAACTGACGACACTAATAAACCTGGTGTATATTTAGGTCAATTTAAGATAACTTTCTTAAATGACTGCATACAAACAAATGGTGATTTAATAGTCCCTATAGCTGAGGAGTTATACATCCATGTTATTGATAGCTTTGTCAAAAGCGACATTAAATACATTAATTAAATAAAATTTGACTCTGTAGCCCTTGATTTTATTGGTTTGGGGATAGATATAGGGTGTATGTGTGTTTTGGGTTAATATAATATCCCCCTAAAAATTTGTTTTTTGTTTCATTTTTTATTACTTTTGTCCCAAAGTAGACTAAAATAATATGAGTGAGTATAAAATACCTATTGAGCAAGTTGAGAAATTTTTATTAGGTCATGATGATGAAAAGTATATCGTAAACCTAGAATATGATAACAAAACTAACTTAATCCATAAATTCAAGCAATTACCAGATGGCACAAAAACAACAGAAACTGAACCTTTAAAGGCGTTTCTTTGGATGAAGAATTTAAACACCCTAAAAGAAAGATTTAATTTTTACGATAACAACCCTCTAAAAATTAAATTAGCCAGAGAACAGTTTGGTATCAACATTACTTCATTAGAGCATGGTGAACACGAAAGATTAACCGATGGTTATAAGTATCTACTAACTTGTGATCAAGGGCATGATAGAATGTTAGAATTCTTCAGAAAAGGTGGGTTTTATCGTGGTATATATGATAAAACTAATGACATCAACACATATTTTATGATTCTACCACCTGTTGAACAATATTTAGTATCCACAGGAAAAAGGTTATATAAGGGTTATGAAGATTATAACGATATTGAAAAATTTGTATTTGACTTAGAGACAACTGGTTTAGATCCTGAAACATCAAGGATATTCTTAATTGGTTGTAAGACAAATAAAGGTTTTGAGGTGTTGTTTGATTGTGAAACGGAGGGTGATAATGCTGATGCCACTGAGGTTGCAGCTATCGCTAAATTCTTTGCCGCAATTGATTACGTAAAACCAGCTATTATAGCTGGTTATAATAGCGCTAACTTTGACTGGAATTTTATATTTAAGCGTTGTGAAAAATTAGGTGTTGACATTGAATCTTTAGCTAAAACATTAAAAGAAGATTCTAAAATCACAAACAAAGATCAGATAATCAAGTTAGGTGGGGATGTTGAAAAATTTACTCAAACAAATATGTTTGGTTACTCAGTTATAGATATCATACATTCGTCACGTAAAGCTCAAGCTATTGATTCTAGCATGAAATCAGCTTCTTTAAAATATGTTTGTAAATATAATAAGATCGCTAAAAAGAATCGTGTTTACATTAAAGGGGATAAAATCGGTGCTTATTGGAAAAACAATAAAGATTATTATTTTAACAATATAACTGGTTTATATTGCGAAAAAAAACCAAGCATTATCACTATGGATGTTATCACCAGGGATTATGTTAAAGATAACCCAGATATGGTGTTTATTTTTGGTGATAACGATGAAAGAGACGGTATGGGTGGTCAAGCTGGAGAAATGCGTGGAGAACGTAACGCAATCGGTATACCAACTAAAAAGAAACCAAGCACAACTGATGATTCGTATTATACTGATTCCGAATTTGAACTAAATAAGAAAAAAATTAACTACTCAGTTAATTTAATTTTAGCTCAAATTAATAACGGTAAAACAATTGTGTTACCAAGTAATGGTATAGGTACTGGATTAGCAAAATTAAAAGAAAAGGCACCAAAAACATTTTCTTTTTTAGAAGCAACCATAAAGGCTATGTATGATTATGTTAATAAATTTGAAGTTGTTAATGGTGAATATATAGTTAAACGTTATTTAATGGACGATTTATGGGAAACTGCTGAAATTGATAACGTATATAATCAATCATCTTTTATGTTAGCTAAGATGATTCCAACAACATACCAAAGAGTATCAACAATGGGTACCGCTGGTTTATGGAAAATGATTATGATTACTTGGTCTTATGAAAATAACCTAGCATTACCATCACAAGATGATAAACGTGATTTTGTTGGTGGCTTATCTAGATTATTAAAAGTTGGATTCTCAAAGAATCTAAGGAAGATGGACTTTAACTCACTATACCCAGCTATTCAATTAGCGCATGATATATTTCCAAGTGTTGATATTACTGGTGTAATGAAGTCATTATTAAAATACTTTCACTCTGAACGTTTTAAGGCTAAAGATTTGGCTAAGCAATATAAAAAACAAGGTAACCATCAACTCGAATCTTTGTATAAACGTAAACAATTACCTTTAAAGATATTCATTAACTCAATGTTTGGTGCATTGGGTGCGCCAAATGCGTTCCCATGGGCTGAAATAAACATCAGTGAACAGATTACGTGCACAGCAAGACAGTATCTTAGATTAATGGTTAAATTCTTTATTAAGAAGGGTTACCAACCAACTGTATTAGATACGGATGGTGTTAACTTTATGGCACCTGAAAAAGGTGAGGATGATTTTTATTACATTGGTAAAGGTAATAATGATGAAGTTATTGCTGGTAAAGAATATCGTGGCGTTAATGCTGTTGTAGCTGAATTTAACGATCTTTATATGAAAGGCGAAATGGCTTTAGGTTTAGATGGTATGTGGCCCGCAACTATTAATTTAGCAAGAAAAAATTATGCGTTATTAGAGGACGATGGTAGTATTAGTTTAACTGGTAATACTATTAAATCTAAAAAAATGCCAGTTTACATTGAAGAATTTTTAGATAAAGGCTTAGTTCTATTATTAAATGATAAAGGGTATGAATTTGTTAAATATTATTACAAATACGTTGATTTAATTTGTGATAAAAAAATACCTTTAGCTAAAATAGCAACAAAAGCTAGAGTTAAAAAAACTATTACACAATATATCAATAGAGGTTCAAATAAAAATGGCGCACCATTACCAAAACAAGCACACATGGAGTTAGCTGTTAAGCATAACTTACAAGTTAATTTGGGTGATACGTTATATTATGTCAATGTCGGTACTAAAAAATCGCATGGTGATGTAAAAGAGGATAAAAATGGTAAGATTTATGGTGAACTAATTGAAGCTTCTGTAATTGAGTCAGCGCCAGAAACATTGGGTGAGTATAATGTCGATAAATACCTATCAATGTTTAACTCAAGAATTAAAGGTTTATTGGTACTTTTTGACCTTTCAGTTAGAAATAAAATATTAATTAATAAACCTGAAGATAAAAAAAATTGGATGATATCTGAATTAACATTAGTTAATAATCAACCAAGTAAAGAGGGTGATCAAGATACTTTAGAAGAATTATTTACACCATCTGATATGGAAATAGATTTTTGGGGTAAATTAGAGTACCAAGCTGATTTTTGGTTCCAAGAAAACATAACATTTACGATACCAGGATTAGGAAAAGAAGAGGTAGTTTAAAATAAACATCATTTGCCAGATATTTATAGTAAATAAATTACACATGGATAAGGATATTAATGAATTTGTAAGCTCTGACGGTGGTCTAATTAGTAGTAAAGTACCTAATGTTGACCCAAAAACAACAGCAGCTACAACTACCGACAAAAGTATGCGTATGAGGGCTCAACCCTTCATGTACACAGTTTATAGACGTTTTTTTAGTGAAGGAGAATTACCACATACTAAAAAAGCTGATGAGATGAAAAATGACCCAAAAGGGTTCCATGATTATTTAAAGTCAATTAACGAAGGTGATGCGTTTGAGAGTTATTTCCAAAAAGACGATTCTCCTGAGGCTAAATTAAAAGAAATTAGTAGAGCTAAGGCTTATGATATGATGGAGACTTTGTTATCTAATAGAACCGATACTATTGATATTATTAGAAAAACACAACCCACTATTGACGAAATTAAAAATAAAGAAATTTTATTAGTTGATAAACTAACTAAGATAGCTGAAACTATCAAGGAAATAATGTCTGAAGACGAGAAAAAAGTTATTTTATCGTATTTCAGTGAAAAAATAAGATAATGTCAAACTCAAAATTAATAGGTAAGCAATTCCCAGTTCCTGATAAGGTATTAAAAGAACTTGGAATAAATCTTAAGAAGTTTTCTGATAAAAGAAACTCTAAGGGTTTTAATCGTGCTATATTTATTTTAGAGAGAAGAGCGTGTACTTACGAACAACTAAAAAGAATTAAAAATTATTTTGATTCCGTTAATGATGAAAATTATAACGAAATCGAATATTTATTAAATGGTGGGGAGATTATGAAAAAATGGGTTGATTTCACATTAGATCAAGCCAGAAAAAGTGTACATGGTACTAAAAGTGCCAGAAAAAATGCTGGTATGGATAACCAATTTAGAGCTGATTCAGAAGAAACAGTAAATGCAGTTACACCAGAATTAAAAAGCACACCATCATTTATGTCAACTTCAGACTTAATGGAAGAATTAAATATAATAAAAGAAATAACTAAAAAATTAAACTAAAATGGCAGACGCAGTTAGAATCCCAGCATCAGAGCAACTAAGAACAGTTGCAGTTGCGGAAAGAGAAGGTAAACTAATACCTATTAACGAATATAAACCAACATCTTTTGAATACGGAGCTTCAAATCCAAACGCATTAAGTGATGGTGACGAAAAAGGTAAAGGTGAATTAACTACTATTGGTAGTAGAACCGATATTATAACAAGAAATAGCTTATTTGGTGTGAATCAGTATACTGAAGCAGCACAATATACATCACCAGAATAACTTTACATTCATTTTTATATGACTATTATTGAAAATGCAGGTGATGATAAACTGGAAATGCTAAGATATGCAATCAAAAACAAATATGCGATTACATTCTGGTATAAAGGTGTTAAAGTCAGCGATCCAAATAACAAAAAATACACGAAACAAAATTTTAGACGTGTAGAGCCTTTTGCTTTAGGTAAAAGTGCGGCAACTGATAAATGGATGCTAAGAGCTTACCAATTTCAAGGTGTTACTAACACCAAGAATGATGCTTGGAAAACTTTTCTTGTAGATGAGATAAAAGACGGTAGTATTCAAATAGTCTATGATAACACTGGTACTCAATTAAAAACAATTGATGCTATAAGAATAGATTATAAAAGAGATGGATCTGATAAAAAAATGGCTATAGGTAGCGTTAAAGATTATTTAAAAACTAGAGAACCATCTGGTAGTAAAGATCCAAAATACGCTGATATGAAATATAAAGGTGATGAACCTGAAATTGAAAATAAACCAGAAGATGAAAAACAATTGGCTGAATCTTCAGGATTTTTAAAATGGGTATTAAAATTAAATAATGGATAATCAAGATAAAGCTAGTATAATAGCGCAAGGGATTGCAAATGCTAGAAAAGTAATGGAAAAAGTTGAAGGTGGTTCAATTAAACCTTCTAATGGTGCGGCTAGAAATTTAACTGAGTCAGATGTTGATCGTATGTTGGACAATGATACTGTAAATTACATGACAGAAAGAAAAGTACAACAACCTACAATGGGATCAAATATGAGAAATTTACATAAATCGAAAATGCCTGCGGATATATTGAAATCATTTCAAGAAAATCCCATCATAGATCCAACAGCCCCAATTGGGATGGAAAGTATGATGCAAGAAATTACAAAAAAAGCGTTACCCGTACAAGAATCGGTACAAAAAGTAGTAAAAGAAACTCAACAAGCACCACAATTAGATGCTAAATTAATTGAATTTATAATTAAAAAAACAGTAGAGGAAACCTTGGAACAAGTTAGTAAAAGAACTGCTATTGATGAAACAATCCAAATAAAAATTGGGGATAAAACATTTGGTGGTAAATTAACTGTGTTAAAAGAAAATAAAATAAATGAAAATAAAAAGTAAAATTATGACAAAAGAACAAGTATTAGGAATTGTAAGACACGTATTAACATTTGTTGGTGGTGTATTAGTAGCAAAAGGTTTAGCTACAGACGTTATGTCTAATGAATTAATTGGTGCTGCCATGACATTAGTTGGTGGTGTATGGTCAATCATTTCAAAAAATAAATAATTAAAAAAAATTAAAAAAAATGAATAATAATATAATTACATTTTGCAAACAAAAATGTTGCCCAGTTATTGAGATCCAAGAAAATACTATCGTATTAGGTGATAAAGAAGGCCCTGAAGGAATTACTACATGGAGCAAAAACCAATTCGCTGATTTTGTTGAAGCGGCTAAAGATGGTAAATTTGATGAAATTATTAAAGATTATAATAATTAACAAAAAAATACAAAAAAATTAAAAGGGATTAGGAATAATCCCTTTTTTTGTGCAATATTGTATATTAAATAAAACAATTATGGGACACAAGAAACAGCCTAAAGTAATAAATGCTTTAGAATGTAAAGAATGTAATATACCTAAAGGATGGGGTCACGAAGTTATTTTTGAAAACAATGAACTCTATTGTGGTAAACTTTTATGCTTTAAAGCTGGGGCTAAATTTTCAATGCATTACCATCTAATTAAAGATGAAACTTGGTACGTTAAAGAAGGTGAGTTCATTTATCGATATATTAACACAAACAACGCAGATGTTATCGAAATTAATTTGCGTGAAGGTGACTCCGTAAGACAATTACCAGGACAACCACACCAACTAATAGCTATAACTGACGGTATTATATTCGAAGTATCAACCGAACATTTTGACGATGATTCTTATCGTGTAATTAAAGGTGATAATCAATAATTATTTTTAATCTTAACTTGTTTTTTTTGTATAATTTTACTATTATTGGGTAAAACATACATATACAATGTCAAAAATTAAAATATTAGTAGCACCAGGAGATAGAGCTGGTTCAGGTAAATTTAGATGTGTCGACCCACACGTTAATTTACAAAATAATTTTTCTAGTGATTATTTTATCGATATTAATTACAATATCGACTTCACTGATGTTAATTATCTTAAAAATTATGATGCTGTGTTTATTCATAGAATGCCGCAACATAGAAATAAAGAAGCTGTTGAAATTATTAATAGAATCAAAAAACTTGGTATTAAAGTTATTGTTGATACTGATGATCACTGGAATTTAGATCCATCACATGGTTTATATGCCATGGCTAAAAGAGATAATATCCCTGGTACTATATTAGATTGTATTAAATTAGCAGACCTAGTTACAGTCCCAACAGAAATAATTGCAAAAGAAGTTGCAAAATACAATAAAAATGTTGTAGTTTTGCCAAACGCAATTGACCCGAACGAAGAGCAGTTTAAACCAAAACCTATTAAATCAGATTTGATTAGATTTGGTTGGTTAGGCGGTTCATCACACGTTAAAGATATTGAGTTATTACGTGGTATTGGATCAACCCAAAAATCTATTAGTGAGAAATCTCAAATAGTTTTATGCGGATTTGATACCAGAGGAACCGTTCAATCAATAAACCCAAACACTAATCAGGTTGAGCAAAGACCGATGAAACCACAAGAAACGACATGGTTTATGTATGAACTATTCTTAACGAATAACTATAAAAACTTGGAACAAGATAAAGAATATTTGACTTATTTAGTTAGTTTTGTTGATGACCCATCATATGATTCAACAAATAAACCATATAGAAGAGTCTGGACTAAAGCGATTAATCAGTATGCTAACGGTTATAATAATTTTGATGTTGCTTTGGCACCGTTAAATGATAGTGATTTCAATAAGTATAAATCACAATTAAAAGTTATTGAAGCTGGTTTCCATAAAAAAGCTTTAATTGCTCAAAATTACGGGCCTTACACTATTGATCTAATTAACGCTGTTAATAAAGGTGGTGAATCTAACCCAGATGGTAATTGTTTATTGGTTGATACAGCTAAGAATCATAAACAATGGACTAAATACGCTAAAAAATTAGCTGATAGCCCACAAATGGTTATTGATTTAGGTGAAAAATTATATGAAACTGTAAAAGATAGGTATGATTTAAATAATGTTACGAAATTAAGAAATGAAATTTATAAAAATTTAGTAAAATGATAACAATAGAAACAATCCAAGAAAACAAAAAAAAGTTTTTAACCACAGTAAAAGGTTATAACATTTGCACCAATGAATTAATCGACAAATTAGGTGATTTGGGTCTTTTTGAAGCGCCAGCATCTACAATGCTTAGTTTGCACAATGCATTCCCAGGTGGCTTAGTTGATCATTTACTTCGTGTTACTGGTTACGCACTTAAATTAAATGAGTTGTTACCTGAAAACCTTAAACAAACTAAAGAGAGTGTTATTCGTGTTAGTTTATTACATTCAATTGGTAAAGTTGGTTTATATACACCTTGTAAAAGCGATTGGCATATTAAGAATCAAGGTAAGATGTATGAATTTAATGAATCATTAACGTCTATGTCTATTGGTGAAAGAAGTTTATTTTATATTATGTCAAATAACAACGGTGGTATGGTGACAGATATTGAATACCAAGCTATCACTAATTACGATAAAACAGCTTCAGATAAAATGTCTGAATGGCACACATCATCATTAGGTGAGATTTTAAAAATGGCTATTAAATTAGCTATAATGGAAGAAAAAACAAAATACGCAACAAATGGATAATTTAGATAAACTAAACAATTTAAACGTTTACGAATACTTAACGGATGAAGAAAAAACTCAAATGGCTGATGTGCTAGAGCAAATTGGTGGTATGAAAGATTGGGTTTTTGATTCTACAGATAACTCAATGAAGCTTAAAATAGATTTAGTTAATAATTCAAATAACCCAGATCCAACTTATCAAAAAATTGGTGATAGTGGATTTGATTTTATGGCTAATTTACCTGAAGACGCTATCATTATAGTTGAACCGCATAAAAGGGTTTTAGTTCCAACTGGTTTACACTTTCAAATACCTATGGGGTTTGAGTTGCAAGTTAGACCTAGAAGCGGTTTAGCGTTAAAGAATGGTATCACTGTTTTAAACACACCTGGTACTGTTGATTCTGGGTATCGTGGTGAAGTCAAAGTTATATTATATAACACAGGCGATGAATCTTTTACAATAAAAAATGGTGATAGAATTGCACAAGGAGTTATAGCACCAGTTCAAAATAAAAAAACAACCATGTTTACACGTGTTGAATCATTAGATGATTCTGATAGAGGTGTCGGTGGTTTTGGATCAACTGGAGTATGATAAAAGATTATTTCAAAATACAAATTGAATCTTATCCTAGATTAACTGATGAGGTATTGGATCGTGTTGATTTTAAAACAGTTTGGTCTGGTAAAAGGATGGTTTCAGGGGACAGAGTTCTATACGCCTTAGTTTATGCCCCAAATACTGATGATTTAAAAGCTATTACTTTTTTAGAACGTGAGTTAGACGAAATTAGCTCTAGATTTAATTTTGTAAGTTTTGAAAATGAAGGTTTACCTATATTATCATTTGCGGAAGATACTAAAAAAAGAAATTAATGGGATCGGAACTAAATAAAATATTTGAAGAAATTTATTACATTAATTTAAAAAGTCGACCAGATAAATTAAAATTTATTGAAGACCAATTAAATAAAAATAATGTTATTGCAACCAGGTTTGAGGCTGTTAATGCTATTGATGTTAAAAAATTTCATAAAAAAAAATATGAGTTAAATGAAACTAACTATGGTAAAATAGCTTGTATGGAATCACATAGAGCTATATGGTTAGATTGTTTAAAACGTGATGTTAGTTCCGTTCTTATACTTGAAGATGATGTTCAATTTGTTGATAATTTTAATCAATTAATGAAAGAAAAATTAAAAACACTACCAAGAAATTGGAACTTCTTAGCTTTAGGTTACAATAGAAATAAATCTTTTTTATATAAAAAAAATTTAATTAAATTTAGACTAATAAACAATGATTGGGAAACTTTTGACGGTATAAGTGGCTCTGGGGCTTGGGGGTTAAAAAATAATATGTTATCAAAACTATTAAGTGCGACCGATGATAATATTAAGGGTGAAAACTTCGATCTATTTTTAACACAAAGTAAATTCTTTGAAGAAATAGATTTAAGATTATACTCAACAATAGATCAACTTATAATACAAAAAACAATTGGTGCTAGTGATATAAATGAGGCTAATGTAAAGTCAGTTGGTAATATGGTTTTAAAAGATTTACTAATAAAATAATGGATATGAGTAATAACGATATAAATATAACAGTTGTATATTCAACAAGGAAAATAGATCCTGATTATTTTGAACATGTAAAATCTACATGTGCTTCACCTAATATGGAAGTTCTAGTTTATGAAAATAATGGTGACAAATCTTTAACTGAAATATACAACGATGCTTTATCTGTTGCAAAACATGATATTATTGTTTTTTGTCATGATGATTTAATTTTTGAGACAAAATATTGGGGCAAAAAATTATTCAAACATTTTAAAAGAAACCCAGAATATGGTATCATAGGATTAGCTGGAACTAATAATTTAATTAGTGGACAATGGTGGGCGATTAGAGAATCTATGCATGGTATAGTTAACCATAGTGATGGTATAAAAAAATGGACTAGTATGTTCTCAAAACCACAAGGTAATTTAATTAAAGAAATGATCGTTTTAGATGGTGTGCTTTTTGCTGTCGATAGAACAAAAATAAAACATTCATTTGATGAGAGTTTTAAAGGTTTTCATTTCTACGACTTATCATTCTGTTTCCCAAACCATTTAGATGGTGTTAAAGTTGGTGTGATTACCGATATCTTAATAACTCACATGTCTGTTGGGCATACTAACCAATATTGGGAAGAAAATAAAAAATTATTTGAGGATAAATATAAAAACAATTTACCAATTAAATTAAAGTGAAACTTATAACTGAATTAAAAGATAAACACAAAGGTGAGGATATATACATAATCGCATCTGGTAAATCAATAGATTTTATTGACGATAGTTTTTTTGATGGTAAAATATTAATAGGTGTTAATCAAGCTTATAAAAAAATTTGGTGCGATTATTTAGTTAGGAAAGAAACTAAATTTATTAAAGATAGTTTAGATACCGATTCAATTGTTATTGTTTCTAAATATGACAGCGGTAATCTTAATTCTGGTGATGGTAAATTAAATATAAATAAAATAGAGCATGATAATTTATATTATTTTGAACATCTCGATAATGGTCACACGCAAATAGACACATCTGTATTTGGTACAGATAAAATAGTGGTTAGCTTCTCAACCATAACATCAGCCATTCACATTGCAGCATATATGGGCGCTAAGAATATTATATTAGTAGGGCATGATTGTGGTACCATAAACAGTGAAATGACGTTTAAAGGTTATTATAACAGCATAAAAGATACCCCATGGCAAGACTGGAAGCAGTATAAATCTTGGTTAAAAGTCATTGAATCCCAAACTGTAATTGTAAAAAATGAAATTAAAAGACATTATGATGCCAATGTGGTTTCAATAAACCCTTTTGTGTCGTTAAACTTAGAAAATAATATTTACCAATGATAAAATACATCATACCAGCCAGACGTAATTCAAAAGGGTTACCGTTTAAAAATAGGAAATTGTTCGAATATACGATCAAAAGTATACCATATGAATTCTTAAACTCTGTTATTGTAACCACAGACGATGAGGTTATTATTGATAAGTGTAAATCACTTGATATAAATTATGTTTTTAGAGACCCTTTATTGGCTTTGGATGAAACATCCACAAAGGATGTTATTATAGATTTAGTTAATAGGGGTTTGTTAACTAATGATGATATGTGTGTTATGTTATACTTAACATACCCAGAAAGAACTTGGGATGACATCATAAAAGCGATGTCATTTATGGTGGAAAATCAAGCTAAAAGTTTATTATGTAAAAAAATTATAAAAGGTACCCACCCATATTTATATATGTTTGAAGGTAAAAATTATACTGGAACTCAATTAGTTGAGCATAATCTTTACCGAAGACAAGATTATCCAAAAGTTTTTGAAATATCACATTTTATTAGTATATTTGAAATCTTTGAATTATTTAATTTAAATGGTAATTTATATAATAAAAATACTGTGTATTATCCTATAGGTGATGTTACAGATGTTGATACTGATGAAGATTTTGAAACTATAATATTTTAATTAATGGGTATTTTTGTAAGAAATAAAGGTAAAAGAGTTATTGGTGTCGATAAACCGAAAAAAATGGTTATTGACGCTCAGTTAAAAATTGAAGATGCTACTGAGATTACATTGCCAGGTAAAAAAAGTTTGAAAAGTAAAATTGGCGAACCGCAAAAACCAACAATAAATTTAATGGGTAAAAAACAGGTAATTAGTTCCTTTGATAAAGGAGTTCAACCAGATAAAAAAACCTTTAAAAGTAAAGATGAAGTAACTTACAAAAAAGAGGTAAATAAAATACTTAATACAACGCAAATCAATTGTAGTTTTGAATTAAAAAGTAATTCTTTACCAAGTACATACGCTGTAACAACAATATTAAATGATTCGTTTGCTGAATATTTTTATGTGTTCGTTACGTCATTCCTAGAACATAACAGATGGTTTGATGGTGACATTATTATTATGCATAATGATGATTTTTCTTTTTTATCTAATAAAAACATTAATAAAATATCAAAGCTATATTCTAACATTATTTTTAGAAAAATAGAAACTACTAAAGATTATCTGTACGTTATAAAAGAATTTAAAAATCGTGTAAACCCAGCTTTCCACAGATTTACAGCGTCTATCCTAACAATAGAAACATTTAATATTACAGGATATGATAAGATATTATACTTAGACGCTGATACGTTAGTTATTAATGATATTAAAGAGCTTTTTTTAGCTAAGTCGGATATTGTTGTAACTAATGACACTTCAGATTATATAACTACTAATCAAATAAAATTAGCCAATGACTCAAACAGTCAATTAAAATTAAATGGTGGTTTTCTATTAGTTGACAAAGAATTTAACCAAAAAAGTGATCATGTTATGAATATTTTTTCAGAATTTGATAAAATACCTGATATCACATTTTTAGATCAAAGCATACTTAATTATTATCTTAAAAGATATGAGGTTTTGTTTATAAACGCAAATTATAATTTATTAAAGAGGTGTTTTAATGATTCTAAAAAAGAATTATTAAAAAAATACGATAAAAATATAAAGATAATACATTATGTTGGTGAGAAGCCTTGGCAAATAAAACAAAAAGATTTTGAAAAAAGCTACACTGAAATTGAAAAATTCTGGTTAAATTCTTATAATAAATGTAAGGGGGTTATTGGTGTGGAACACGAAGAGTTAAATGTTATATCATCTGGTATTAGATTAGATGAGCTCAGAGAACTCCTACCAGAAGTTAAAAATGGTAAAAATATGTCAGCCAATTGGGGGTATAAATTTAGTAAAGTTTGTGATGTTGATTTTTATTTATGTTCAACAAATGAAGCTAAATTAGCTCAAGAAATTAACGCTGATTTGTTTAAACCAAAAACTAATTGGTTATTAACTACAAACGTATATAACAATCTTGTAAAATCAAAAGGTGCTATAGCTAATAATTTAGATCCGTTTTATTTTATAATGGATAGATCTATAATTTTTAAACAAATGTTGCTTAGTCGGGTAAACAATAAAAAAATAAACACCCCAACATCTGGTATTGTTATGTTATTTTTATCATCATTCATGGAAATTAAAAAAATCAATATTATTGGTTATAATTTATTTAATGTTAAAAATAGTGATGGTTCATTTAAGCAATTTGGTGATAGTAAATTTGTTAACCCATACATTGACGATAAAAAACCACATTCAATTGAGTGTGATATAACTTACGCTATTTTAGCTTTAAACAATTTAATAAAAAATAACACAGAAATTAAATTTTATCATTCTGAAATTATTAATGATGTTTATAACATGATTTTAGATGGGTATGGTCACAATCAAATAATTGATGAAATAAAAAATAAATATAGGTATTAAAATATGGGTAAAGTAAAAATTATAGCTGAAATAGGCATCAACCATAACGGTGATATTAATATCGCAAAAGAGTTGATAATGGTAGCAAGAGCTGCTGGTTGTGACTACGTAAAATTTCAAAAAAGAAATCCTGATGTATGTGTACCTGATGATCAAAAATTAAAAATAAGACAAACACCATGGGGTGAAATGACTTATATTGATTACAAATGGAAGACTGAGTTTACTAAAGAACAATATTTAGAAATTGATAGATTCTGTTATGAGTTAGGTATCAATTGGTTTGTATCTGTTTGGGATATGGATTCAGTTGATTTTATGAGGGAGATATCAAAAGAAACTAAAATGTATGATGGTACAATGAAAATACCATCAGCATTAATCACCGATTTAAAGTTGTGTGAATATGCTATGGTAAATTCTAATACGTTTATTATATCAACTGGCATGAGTACTGAAAATGAAATTAGACAGTGTATTGACTCATGTTCACCTGACGTTATCATGCACACCAATTCAACTTACCCATGCCCCGTTGATGAATTAAATTTAAACTATATTAACTGGCTTAAAAGCTGGTACCCAGCTAAAGAAATTGGTTATAGCGGTCACGAATACGGTCTTGTAACAACATTTGCTACCATTCCAATGGGTGTTACTTGGATTGAACGACATATCACACTAGATAGGGGTATGTGGGGTTCCGATCAAGCATCATCAATTGAACCATCTGGTTTATTTAAACTAGTTAAAGGTATTCGTGATATTGAAAAAGCCTTATCACTCCCAATGGCACCAAGAGTGGTGTTTGGTAAAGAATTAGAAAAACAAAAATCATTAAGGAAATAAAATGGAAATATTTAAAACAAATTATAAAGGGGTTTTAGTTGAATTACCAAAGTCAATTCACGAACAAAGAACAGCGTCTAAAGTTGAAACGATTAAAGACAGAATATTGATGGGTGATTACGAAAGAGTTGAGAGTGATTTTGCTATTAAATATTATGATAATAATGACGTTGTTTTAGAATTAGGTGGTTGTTTAGGTATTGTGTCATGTATAATGGCTAAGATAGTTAAGAATTTAGTAACTGTTGAACCAAACACTAATTTAAATAATATTATTAACAACCATAAAAAAATAAACAATGTTGATTTTATATTAGAAAATACAATTGTTAGTAACAATAACACAGATATTGTAGAATTTCATGTAAACCCTTTTGTTTTAGGTTCTGGTTTATATTCTAAAAGTAGTAATATTATTAAAACAAAAACGACAACTATTAGTGATCTTGAGAAAAAACATAATTTAAAATTTAATACTTTACATTGCGATATTGAGGGTTTTGAATTTGATTTCTTAAAGAATAATATAAATGAAATAAAAACAAAGTTCAATAAAATAATAATTGAAACTCATTACTGGATGAATCTTGATAATGGGTATGATGTTTTAGCGTTTTTAAGCGGTAATGGGTATGAATTAATTCAGCAACATCAAGGTATATTTTTTTTAAAAGCAAAACGTAACAATGGATAAACATAAAGACTTTTGGGAAAAATGCGATGAAACATTTTCGCATATTGATATATCTGGGCATTTAGGTGATATTAAACAATTGCAAAAATCGTGGGAAAATAATTTTGTTAATAAATATGATTTCACTAATAAAACTGTAATTGATTACGGTATTGGTGGCGGTTTATTTGGTAAATATCTTTTCGATAAAAAGAAAATAAAAAAGTATATTGGGTTTGATATAGCGCAAAGACAACTAAAACACGCAGCTATAAACTTAAAAGGTTACAAAAAAGAACTTTTTGACTCTAACGTAAAATCAAACTTTAATGATTTAAATGCTGATATTTTTATTTGTCAAGCTGTTATACAACACTTTCCAGATGAGAAGTATCTAATTAATTTTTTAAATAAACTTAACGATTCCAACATCAATGAAATAATGTTACAAATACGTTATAGCGATAAAACAATGTTTAGTAATGATTATGATACAAGAGAAGGTGTTAGATTATCCTGTCAAACCAATTCAGATTACATACTAAAACATTTAAAAAACTATAAACTAGTAATCAATAAAAAAATAACC